TAATGCCTACGATAACACATTACAGGAACAGGGAGAGAGTCATTCATACAAACTCAGCAAAGACCTTGGCATAACTGAGGATGAGGCAGCCGATATATTTGGCACTATTAATTTGTTTGCGGGGAGAAGCGACAGTGCAATAGACGAACAAGTACAAGAGCAAGCAGTCAAGTATTTCGGTGAAGACTACATCAGTGGATCAGTCGCCATGCCAGAGGGAAGCAGCCCCTCTGCTGAGGGGATAACGGTCTTCCAGCAGGCACAGGAGGCGAACCAGTACAAGCTGCGTGTTGAGAAGGCGTTGGAAAAGGGCGAGTCTGTTTACTCTAACGGCAAGGACATCATCATAATCCATGAGCAGCTAACCGATGAAGACGCAGCAGCCATGACTGGGTTACGAAACACCGCCCTGTTTATGAAAGGCGGCAACCAGATAACAGCAGAGGAGGCGAGCGAAGCGGATAAGAAGGGAGCGATTGCAAAAACGTGGATGGAGGTTGGCGGGTTTGACCCATCAAGGGTGCGTGTTAAAGACCCCAAGATCACAGGGAGAAACTTCAAACTTTGGTTTGGTAATTCCGTGATTACAGATTCACCTAAATTTTTAGAGACCCAGCAAAGCCTTGATCAGGCAGGGAAAAAGCAACAGTGGTACAGGCTTTCGCCCGGAAAGGGAGCGCCACTTGTTCAGATGGGAGCGCCACTTGGGACACACATAAGCCATAAAGATTTGGTTGCTGTTCCGGTGGATGAAACTACTCCGGTTCTTTATAGCTACGCTCCGTTGATTTATTACCACGTTACGCAGAGCAAGCCAGAGCCGGGTAAGAAGAGTATAACAAATTTTGATCCAAGGACAACGCTTCACTCTGGGGAAAGGGTGCTTCCACAAGAAGAGACCAACATGAGGCGGGTGGGAATATTCCTGTCCCCTGACCCTCAGTTCAGTATGGACTTTGTTAGCACTCCATACCTGATGGGAGAAACACCCAAGTCAGCCCCTCTCGCAGCCCTACAAGGGGAAATACCTTTATCACAGGCAAAGCCACCGGGGCAGGCAGCCATGTGGACAGAAGGGGCGGAGCCAACAACAGAGGATTTTCTGAAAGCATGGAAGTTGGACGCAACTGTTTACCCGGTATACGTAAGGGCTGAGAACCCCTTAGACATGAGGAAGCCTTCCCACAGGAAAACTGTCTATGATGCGGTAGATACCGTTGAGCAGCTTTACTACCTAGTAAGGAATAATTTCGCAGCAAACATAACTGGTGACACCCTACTAAAGGATGCCATAAAGAAAGAAAAGGTTAAGCCTTACAATCAATTCCATAAGGAAATGCTAGAGAAAGGCGAGCCTGAGTCCCACATCCCAAGCGAAGAGGTCTATGTTGAGAGGACGGCTGTGCCAGAGGCAAAAGTAAAGGCTGCGCTGACCCGACTCTCAAATGGATTTGCCGTAGAGACCGTCAGACAACTTGAGCAGATTAACGAGTCAATACAAAGGGTGCGTGAAACCCAAAACTCAAAAAAGAAAACCCTGTTAGCAGAACAGGCCCAGTGGGATGAGGTTGAATACTTCTCTAGGTATGCACAGTTCGCAGGGTTTGATGGTTACTTCTCAGTAGAGTCAGGCAGGATAAATATTGCCGTGTTTGAGAACAACCAGATCAAGTCTGCGTTGGGTAACAAGTACAAAGATGTTACCAAGGGATTCTCTAGGCAAAAGAACAGTGGGATTGATGCCAGTGTAAAAGCCGACGAGGCTAAGGTGGCAGGGAGAATCCTACAGGCAGTATACTCCCACATTAACCCGGATGAATTTTATGCGCGTGGCTTGACGGACAGGCAGCAGCGCAGTGAGTTTTCAAAGGGAGCGGAGTGGGCACTAGGTTTGGTAGACGCCCTCCTCCACGCCCTCACCCTTGGTAAGAACAAGACCGTCACGGCGAGGCGTGAACACCGCAAGTTCTTCCGTGCTGTTGAGAAGGCACTGAAGACAGGCAAGGGGTTGAACTTTGACGGGGCGGCTACCCCGATGGGAATGTTGAGGCACGGGGCTAGGATGGCTCCAAGCATAGCGTCCCTTGGGAGTGCCGAGACGCTGCAAAAACATTTGGATGTACTGAAGGCGTCTGGCAAGGTGGAGCAGCATGACATCCTGCTAGGTCAGGCGGCGGCGGCGTTCACCAATCTGGACAAGATGATCAGGAAGTACATTCCTGATGACACGTCATCTGATGCGTTTAGAATAATACAGCAGAAGATAGCCGACGACATAGGGCAGGTTGCCGCCAAGTCTGCATACGAAAAGGAGTACGCCAAGCAGCACGCCAAATTCATGGCGGACGGACGACCTGAGCTTGCGGGTGCGCTTTCATACACTAGCCTGCAATTCCTGAAGAAGGTGCAGAGCAGACACCAGAACATCATAAGGAAGACGCTGGAACTGGCGGAAACTCTTGACACAAAAGAGGTCAAGACGATGTTTAAGAATGCGGAGGGGGCGTTTGACGGTATGGCGATAAGCGACGAGCTTTCGGGTGACATACAAGCACAGTTCAGGGCCGCTATCCTATCCCTTGCTGCCACTGAGACTGATCCGCGTGCAGTGAACGCATTGGTTATAATTGCAGGCGACCAAGAAACTCTCGTAAGGATGAAGAACGAGACGGTAACGGCGGAAGGGGGCAGACAAGGGCAACCCATGATGAAGGACAGGGCCGTCAGGATGGCTAGGTATCTGGCTGCCTCTGGTACGGGCAACGACTTGTTGACAGTGAACCTAAACCAAACCGCAGGTGATGTGGTTGCGCTTGCGGATAAGATATTGGAACACTTTTTTAAGGAGCGTAGCCTGCAACCGGGCAAAAAGATTCCGGCAGTTGGCGGTTACGACTGGAAGGGCTGGCGTTTGGCAGCAGGGTTGCTTGCGGTCAACCACTCCCTAAAGGAGAACGCACTTGCTTTGGCTTTCCAGTCTGATCCTGAGTTGGGCGAGGCTAGTATGAAGAAGTTTGCTTCTGACTTGGTCAGGGGAGTAGAGAACAAGGAACCAGCAGAAAAGGAGAAGGCGATCTCCAAGGCGCTCAAGCGGGTTACCGACTACACTAAGAAAGCAGAGCAGAAGCGGTTGATATTCCAGAAGCATTACAAGGCAGCCAATGCCCTGATTGAAAACCTGCAAGCCCATTACGAAGCGGCTCAAATTTCTAGGCAATTCCTTGAGGACGGTGATCTGAAGGAATACCTGATGTTACTCAACAAGCACGCCGGGGCAATTGAAACCCCCACCTTTGACATAAGAAGGAAGGACAAGAATGGCAAGGACATCCCCGGCCTGATAGACGGGGTGATGCCTGACGTTTACACCAGAAATGAGTTGCTGATTCCTGTCCCTGATCCGACTGGCGAAGGCAGCGGCGATCTTATAACCGTTAACATCCTGTCCAGTGAGAAGGGTGAAGGCCACCTGCAACGTATGCAGGTGGCGTACCATGCGATCTCAGAGTGGCTGGACAACAACCCACCCCACCCGGAGACAGGGGAGAACACTTCTCCTTATTACGAATACTATGCGAACTGGAAGAACGCCCTAGAGAATATATACCTGTCTGAGTTGGTGGCAAACCCAAGGCAGAACACAAGAAGGCTGCTTAAAAATTTGAACTGGACGGTGCTTGACCAGCTAATGAACAACATCCCCGCAAGGTCAGCAGAGGTTGTGAAGCAACTCATCAGGAAGCACTCCCTGTATTTCACTCAAATGGGCAACTGGGCCACGACCTATGAGGATGCGTGGATGAACAAGATGCTGGCTGCTGCCAAGAGCCACGGCTTCACGTCATCCCTTACGGATGAGTCAACACAGGATGCCATAGATTACTGGGAATCCGCTGTTGGTAATGAGCTAAGGTGGTCTCACCAAGAGGGCGGCGGGAACCTAGAGGAGGACAGTCCGCTTATTAATTCCAACAAGGCCACTGGTGCGTTTGTCACCAAAGAGGACATGGAACTGCTGGCCTTTGAAGGCAAGATAACAGATGAAGCATACGGGATAAACCAAGAGGTGGCCGACTTGGATAAGACAATGGCTCCTGTTTACATTGCAGACATTTCAACAGCCACAGGCCAGAAGACGATAGTGCGGCTTCCAATCAGCAGGGGTAAGACGTTTCTTCCGCGTGTTTGGAGTGATCAGGGACGAAATCTAGTAAGGGTGTGGCAGAACCTGAAGGTAGATACGAATAACTGGGAACTATACAGAGGTGAAGACGGCAACGTGGATGGACGAGTATGGGCTGATGTCTTTGATATGCTGTTTGACTCAAGGCCAGAAGCCTTGTTCAGCTTCATGGCAGACAGGAACCCTGAGTTCACCATGAACACATCCTCACTGGTTGTTATTGATCCAGAGACAGGACAACCCAAGCTAGATGACACCGGAGTCGTAACCGAGCTTTACCAGAGGGCAATAGCTGAAGTAGTTGATGGTAACAAAGGCGGCGAGGCTCCGGTTATGAATGTGCAGAGTGTGGTGGAATGGATTTCAGTCCAGACAGGCATGGCTATTGCGGACGTTAAGCAGCATATACTCTCAGAGTATAGCGATATTCTGGATGTCATGGAGAAGGAACTTCTCCCGGTTCTAACCAACAACCCAAGCGTTGCTTACAGTTCTTATAACATGACGCCCAAGGGGGAGGACGGGAGGGCACAAGGCCCGTTCACCAAGGCCAGAGCAAATGCGATTGCGCCTTACTATTTTTACCAGCACGGCTTTAAGAGTCAGGTTGACTTGAAAAAATTCGCCTTGATGGGGCAGATGAGACCTCTTGAAAATGTAGTTGAGGGGATCAAGAGCGTAAGAGCAGAGATGCAATCCCTGTTGGACGAGATACAGAAGAGGGAGGCAGAACTAACTGCACCCGGAGGGAAGTTTGCTAACAAGCACAGGAAAAGCCGGAGGGTACAGGAGTACATCTCCAAGGAACTCAACATGAAGATAAGGGAAGGTACTTTCTACGGGCCTCCCCTAATGCAGATACACTACCTGTTAGAGAAACTGGACAAATTTGCGGATGGTTTTGGAAAAGCCTATGGCTTGGAAAGTGCGGGGGCAAAGGAGGACATGATCCCTGTAATGTGGCAAAGAGTCGCCGGGTCAACTGTTGGGCTGACGCTGGCAAGTGGTGGCATACTTATTAAAAACGCACTGGATGCCAGCATAGTGGGAGGCTCACAGATTGCCGCTGCCCAAGGGCAGACAGGGGTTTCCGTCTACCTGAGAGGGTTGCTCTGGAGGCTTCCAATTGCGGCTGGGAAAATGACACTTGCAGGCGGAGCCTCAGCAACCAAGCTTGTGTTTGGAGTAGACATACGGTGGGGTGCAGCAGGGAAGAAGGAGAGTGCGAGGACATCAAGGTGGTCGAAGATAATGAAACCACGGGTTGAGTTTGGCAGGCCGGATTTATTTTACAAAGCTATACCGGGAATATTTACTGCTGTTGCAAATGCACGTGGGCTGGACAGGATTCTTGCCCCAGTCCGTGGGTTCTTCTCCCCTATATACGAGGAGCTACTCTACAACGGGCCACTCCGCATAGAGGAGTTAGCGTTTCTGGACAGGCAAGGGCTTGGCATGAAGGTAACCCCGATTGAAACTGAGAGGGCGTTCCAGTCTGAACTGTCCACCGGAGGGAGAGGGGTTAAGGATTTTGACAACCCAATGGCTGTGATACAGGCATCAGGCAGGACAGGCCAAGCCCTTATTGGAGAGGTTGAGGCACTGATAGCTCTCTTTGGTAGGACTACGTTCCCAAGGCTAGGCGACCTAGTGGGCAACATTCAAACCTTTGCTGCTGGCATTGACTTCATCCATAACTTGGAGAGGATGCTGCGTAGGACTTACGCTGACAGGGTTGCGGCTGGCGTTTCACTTGATGAAGATATAAATGAGGAAGAGTTGCTTGGCAGATACCTTGGTGTCATGCGTGCCAACAAGGCTTCATTCAATACCGCGCATGAAATACTGTCACGCGGTGGCGTTACCAACTTCCAGAAGGAAGCCAAGGATTTCCTGAGACGACTGGATGCAAATCTTAAAGACGAGTCTGAAACCAAAGCGCCCAGCAAGGACATCACGTTCCTTGACGAGCAGCAAAGGTATCAGGTTGCCACTGGTCACGTAACCCTTACGAACGCTGCTACCCCAGCTAACCGTCCCTACTGGTCAAGGCTGACGGCAACTAACAATTTAATGATAACACTGATGGGGTGGAGTACAAACGCCCTTCAGGTTATGTGGGATGCAAGTGCCCCTGCGATTATAGGAGGGGGGAAAAGAAGTCGCATCACCACAAAGACAGACAGGGCCGAGCAGGCTTTCGCATCAATCATATTCTTTCTGTCAATGCTTGGGGGTGCTGCTGGTGAGGGGTATCTTGTGGTCTGGCTAATGAACTGGTTTGGCAGGCTCCTTGAAGATAAGGCGGCACGGGCGTACCCACATCAGAAGAAGACACCGGAGGAGCAGGCGTGGTCAGCCCTTGGGTTGAGCTTTAACATAATTCCGATGGTTGGCAGTACGGCAGCATCAGTGGTGGACACGCAGCCGTTGCGCGGAGTCATGCACCCCGGATCATTGGCGTTGTCCAAGACGGGTACAATCATGCGCTACATCCTTGAGACCACCAAGACGGGCGATCCAAAGTACGGGCTTAGAAGATTTGCAAACGGGATGTTCCCGTTGATTGGAGTCATTGATAACTTTTCCGAGTACGGCAGGGGGAAGATGGCCTTTGATAAGGCAACGGAAAGCATCAAGCAATTCTCCCCAGACCCGGACGTGAATTTTTACAGGGGGGAAACGGTGCTTGCTGGTATCCAAAGGGTGTCACCCTACAAACAGAAGTCGGACACCCTGTTGTCTGCTATCTCCAGAGCAAGGCATCCAGAACCCGGCTCTCAGGAACCGGACAAGTGGGCGGAGGCGGATGCAATCTGGTCTTCCTTGAAGGATGACGTGCAGGCTAGGGAAGCCCCGCCGGGAATAGACTTTGACAAGGCTGAACAATACGTTGGCAAAATGTCTGGCATAGACGCACAACGTAAGTTGAATAATATGTTGCGTAGCAGGAACCCGCTGAGTTACGCAAGAAAGAGCAGCCGAACCAAGAGCGAGTTGGAGAGTGACCTCAGTAATATGCTGATGAAGAATGGTGGATCAGCAAAGAACGAGAAGGATTACCATGAACTGTTTGAGGTGCTGAAAAACTTTAATGAGTACTGGCAGAGGAAGAGCATCTCAACAAGGGGGATATACGATAGCGATCCAGTGTTGAAGGAGCGCAAGTCAGGCCAGATGGAGAGACGGTCAAGAACCGGCTACGGTGCGGGGGCTTCACCCAAGATTTAAATAGGCTAGGGCAGAGGCGTGGCGAAAACCCGCTAAAACTCCGTGCTTACCCTATTGGGAATTGCCAAGACGGTCAGTGCTTCAACAACGAAGACAGGGAGAAAGCTAAGCCCTGCCATATGCGGACACTGCGCCCACGTCCCCACCTACTAAAAATCCTCACAGTTTCTCTGGTGTTCTACTGGGTAATACGGGCATGGCCAGAGCCGTTCACAGGAGAGCATACTTGCTACCCGGTGGTTTACCGTGGCCGTATTGGTGGTCTTGATCTGAGAACAAAAAACAACCGCCTGTCTTTTTACTTTTTGGACACCCGCGCTCTTGCTGAATTTCCAGTTGACCCTTTGTCCATTCTTTTCATAGTCGCGCATTATGTTCATAAGAAATAAACGGCTTACAAGGGACATGGCTATGCTGTCTGTCAACATCGCAAGCCTTTGGTCATCAGTCCTGTTTGACAACACGCTTCCAGCAACAGCCAAACCCGCACGTTGATACAGGTCTGCCATGTGCAGTTTGTTTCCCCTGTCAATCAATGGTTCCCTTAGAACATCCCAACAACCAATGTATGTTGTATATTCCCAGTTCCCACCAGAAGCACGGCCCTTCTCATAACATATTAAAGGGTTCATTGGGTGTTCTCCTGTCAAACAGTAAGGCTACCTTCCAGTGCCTTGGATATATCATCCTCGTCACGGTCAATATACCGCTGGAGCATGGCGGGCGATTCCCACCCGATGATCTCCGTAATGGTGGTTGTCCTGACCCCCGCCTTCAACATACGGGTTGCAGCCCCATGTCTTAGGCAGTGAAAGGTAAGCGACTCCTTGAGTCCCGCAAGCCTGACGATGTCCTTGAACTGTTTACCCAGAGTTCCTCTGAAGAAGTAGCGATCCTTTCCGAGCGGGAAGAAGTAATCGGCATCCTCACGCGGAACCTTGGACAAAGCCAATTCAACATCAGTGACCAGAGGCAGCAATATCTCCCGACGTTTTCTTTTCATTGGGATGAACCTGATCTGCTTCGCCTTCCAGTCAACAAAGTCACGCTGAAAGCAGGCCGTATCCCCCAGCCTCATCCCGTAGTGCCAGCCAAGAAGAATCATGGGCGTCCAGTAGTCCGAGTAGGGGGAGTCGTAGCTTGCATTGAGAAGGGACTTGGCCTCCTGTGGGCTGAATCCCACCACGGTTGCGGCCTCCTCCTTGAACCTTGGGATCATGGCGGTGGGGTTGAGTGTCAGTTGGCCTGAGTCAATGAAGTACTTAAAGAACGACCTGATCACACTCAGTATGTGGTTGAGCGTAACCCCTTTGGAACCCTTGGCCTTCCTGCCGGACAGGAAGGAGTGAACCGTCTGCGATTCAAGCGGGTTCTTGTTGTTGTTGAAGCAGTAGTCATTGAACCTGTTAAGATAGTTCTCATAGCACCTGATGGTGTTGTCTGCTGAGGCCAGCTTCTTCCAGCCAATGAACTCCTTTATCATCTTGGGTAGTGTTTTTGTTTTTTTAGCCATAGCGTTTTATACTCTTAGGTTATATTTTGGTTAAGGAGAGAAGGTACTCCCTGTTGTTTGCCTTCTTGAGGTGCGCCATTGCTGGGCCTCTCATCAAATACTTCCGGGTCTTGGATTGGTTGACCAAGTCAACCCCGCACGCTGCCGCAAAGGCAGCCGCCTCGGACACCTGTAGCCCTCCCCAAGACTTCATCTTGCTGATCTGCCCTATGCGCTTAACAGTTAGTCCAGACATGGCGGCGATGGCCTTGTTGGATAGCGACTTCCTCCCATCACGTGCAAGAACACGCACTAGGTTGGGGGGCAGCCTATCTAGCTTTAGGACTAACGACATCTCTCACCCTAAAATTTGGATGTTCATCAAGGTAGTCAGTTAGCCAGCTAAGTCTAATCCTGTGGCTCCCACCACAGCCAGCCGCTTTCTTCAACGCCGCAATGTAAGTGCCGCTCACGCCCAGCATCTTGGCAGCCTGAACTGTGCTAACCAAAAGCGGTGCTTCAAATGTCTGAGTATGTTCCATTTTCAAACCTCGTAAAATCCTTAAAGAAGACGAGCGGGACTTTAACCCCCGACTCACCCTCACGGTTCTTCTCTATACTAACAAAAACTGGGATTCCCGGCCCTATGGGTGGGACATTCATGTCCCTGTAAATGAATAACACCGTGTCGGCATCCTGCTCAATCGCGCCAGAATCACGGAGATCAGATAATTTTGGCGCACGGGAGTCCTTGTCCACCTGACGGCTGAGTTGGCTGAGGACAATCACAGGCACGCGCAACTCCTTGGCGATGGCCTTCATTCCGTTACTGATCTCTGCCACCTCGTCATTGCGGGAACCCTTGTCACGTGTTGACCTGATTAGCTGGAGGTAGTCAATGAAGAGAGCCTTGATCCCGTGCTGCTGCTTCATGCGTCTGGCGGCTGCGGAGATTTGCTGCACAGAGAGTGCGCTGCGGTCATCTATGTGTAGCGGCGCGTTGGCAATTACTGATGCAGCAGCCGCTATCTCCTTCATGTGAAACGCAACATCCTGCCGCCCCACCTTGGCCTGTGTATGAATAAGTCTAGCGATCAGGGACTCAGCGGACATCTCAAGGCTGAAGATTCCCACAGGCTGCCTTGAATCAACCGCCATGTTACGTGCCATGCATAATGCTAGGCTTGTTTTACCCATGCTCGGCCTGCCTGCCACTATGGTAACACTGGCGGGTTGCAGGCCCATTATGCGGCGGTCTATGTCTGGGTATCCACACAGGATGCCACACAGGGAGCTTGGGTCTTTCAGACCGGCCTCCACCTTGGCCAAGTACTCCCCGATTATGTCTGTGTTGCTGCGTTCACCAGAACCAGCGTTGTCCTGTGCTATGCGGAGGATGTCCCGCTGAACATTGTCCAATGCCTTGGTGGCGTTTGAAGATTCATGGCCCTCCTTAACTGCTTGATGGCCTGCCTCTATAAGCTGCCGCTTAATCCAGTAGTCCCTGACTTCCGCTGCATAGTAAGGCCAGTTTGTAGGCGACGGCGTTTTGTCAGGCAGGCCCACAACATATGTCGCCCCCCCCGCTGTCTCCATGTTGTTCTCTTTCTTCAACTGGTTGGTGAGAGTGAGGAGGTCTACGTTCTGCCGCTCATCCTGTAGTTTGAGGATGGCAGCATAAACTGTCTTGTTGCGCTGATCATAGAAGTACCCACGGCTGGCGGGGTGTTCTGACACAAACCCAGACAACGCCTCCTTTGGGTTGTCAATCAGACAACCAAGTAACCCCTCCTCCATGTCTGTGTTGTGTGGCGGTAACCGAAGTTCTTCCATAATATTCTTAGAGTTTTTGAAAGCCCTCTGGCAACTCCCTTACCAGTTTGAAAAAATCCTCAAGGCTCATGGCCACTAGCCAAGGCGCATGGTTCCTTCTGAAGGAGAACACAGGTATCTGCCCTTCATCCGCATCACGCTTGGCCTGCGCCAGTCCATCACGTGTGACCCCTCTTTCCCTGTGCTTAACCTCAAAGTGAAACTTATTAAGGCTGTCACACCTGACATCAGGTGCGGTTCCACCGTCTGCCCCGACTGCTGAGTGTTGGCATCCCCTTATGGCGTCAGAGTAGCCTGCCTCACGTAGTTCATCGCGGAACGCACGCTCCGCTGCTGCCCCCTTGCGCCTGCTGTTGATCACAAGACAACCTCCTCCGAGATGTAGGCTGTCTTACAGTAGCCAACCTCCATCATGGATGCCTTTGGGATGTACCACTGGTCTCCCTCACCATGCTCTCCGTCAACTCCGTCACTGATGGCCCTCTCTAGGCTCACCTCCAGTCGGACACCCCTCTTGGGGTCAGTGAAGGCGAACGACTTGACCCCGTTCTCTTCAGCGTAACCAAGCAGCTTCTTGTCAAAGCTGAGGGATTCCTTCTGCCATAAGGTGGCGGTGTTGAACGGGAACTCACGGACGATGGTGTCGTCAATGTGCTTCCCGATGAACGTCTTCCGGCTGTTGACTGTAGTGTATATTGCTTTCATTTAATCCTGTCCCGGCATGGGCATCCAGCTAATGCTGGGGTTCTTTTTGTCTATAAAGTAGAAGACCTCTTCCACGTCTTCGTACCGGCCATCCTTTTTCTTCTCAGCCCACCAGTGTTTTTCAGTCTTGTTCACGTCCACAACGATCATGCACCTGAAGTCTGAAGAGGGCATAAGGTAGTAGGCAGGCTTGCTCCCGTGTCGCTTGTCAAACGAGTTCTTGTTACATATCAGGACGCTTGACCAAGGGTAATCCTCCATTGATGAAAAGGCAAAGCCGCGCTGCTTGACCTCGCACCGTTGGACAAGGAAGAAGTCGCCATCATCAGTCATGCTGATGCGGTCATTCTGGTTGGATGCTATGTGGGTGGGGGGAATCTGCACCGTGTGACCACGTGACGAGAGGTACTTGATCACGCGCCAGACAGTGGGGATGCTGTCAGCCACGTGTGACTTGTACTTTTCCCAGTCGTTTGGTTTCATTTGCTCACATCAAACTCAGGGTCAAGCTTGCCGTCACTCCAAGACTTGCGTGCCCTCAAGGAAGCCCTCGCATTGGTGCTTCTGATGACGGAACTGAAGGTGTCCTTAACCCACTGCTTGGGGTCTTTCACCTTGAGGTGCAAGGCTGCCAGTTTTTCCATAGCGGCAGTGGTAATTGTGGCACGTGCATAGAAGTCATCCGAAGGGATGCCCATGTCTACGGCCACCTTCAGCGCAACCTTGGTTGACGTGATGGAGTTAATCTCACGGCCCTTGGTCATATACCAACCCCGGATTGATTCTGGATCATTGATCACCATCTCTTTTGTCTTCTCAAAGAGGGCATCGTAAACCCTGTTGGCTGCGTCTTTGGCCTCACGCGCCTTGAACACATGGTGGCCCCGCTCCAAGGGTGTCATTTCCTCAAAGCCTTTCTGGGTCACAGGAATCTTCTTGTATGCATTGATCTTGTACTGAAGGGCAGGGCATGACGACTTGGCGTCACACCAGCGGCAGGCATTCTCCGATGGCTCAAGCCACCCCTTGCCCGACAAGGCGAGCAGCACATATTCCCTGATGTCCCGCTCCGCCCTCTCAAGCTCTGCCGTAGTGAAGGTGTGACACAGGACGTGGTCATAGATGGACTCTGGCTGGGCAAAGCAATATCTGATCTCTTTCATGCCTTGGTCGCGCCACTGCGTCCACCACAGCACGGCCTCAGCCTTTGCCTGCCAGTTGTCACGGACAGTATCCTGCCCACGCCCGGTCTTGTAGTTGCAGACGATCCCGTTTCCGGTAGAGGCACACCTAGCAGCGATGTCCAACTTTCCAGACCAAATCTCCTCGCCGTCATGTTTGTACCAATATCTTGACTCACGGGTTAGGTTTGTCACTTCAGGGAACAAGAGCTTGTCGTACTCCTCCAGTTCCCGTGCCACATCCAACTCCTCGTCAGACAGTTCACTGCGGTTAACGCTCCCATCCATGACTCCGTGGATGCGCGTTCCACGCGCCGCCCAATGGCTCTCAGGTGACGGCATGGCCACTGCCTCCAGTTTGTGTGAGCCGGGGCACAGCGCAAGACGGTTGATGCCGCTTGCACTTGGCCTGCCGCGCCTCTCATCTGTTTCAATGTGTGGCATTGTTAGATACTGCGAGGGCTAAGAATTTGGCGGGGAACTCAACGATGGACTTAGCATATGAACCCCCAACATCACGGTAAGTCTGCCCGTCCTTGATTTGGCCACGGCCCAACAAGAACTTGTTAACAGCTACCTCATTAACGCCAACAACTTTTGTTAGTACATCTAGATGGGTGTCGGCTGGCTTGGGTGTGGCGAGCGGCTCCTGCTGGGTGTCTTTCACCTCAGCCTGACGGCTGGCTGCGATCTCCATCTCCTGCCGTGAAGGGCGTTCAGCGAACTTGCTTTGGTGTTTGCTGTTGGCGATGCACCTACCAATGGCAGATGTCTCGGCGGTTTCCACCCAGTTGGTAGTGGTGGCCCCACGATCTTTTGCCTTCCAGTCCATTGCAAACCCCGTGGCCAACACGGTGTCGCCCTCCATTAGGCACGCCTTGAAGCACACCTTGTTGAACTCATCGTCATGCCAAGATATCTCCGTCAACACACGGAGGTTAAGGTTGGCTGCATGAATGCGCTGTAGCCTTGAGGCCACATCTTCGTACTTGTTTACGTCGTATTTCATCTTTGTTATACTCTCAGATTATTAAGCAGTCCTTCGACTGAAGGAATTGTATCAGTTTGAATAGGTATGTCAAGGTTTGTTTTTATTTGTTTGATTTTGGGAAGGAGAAAATCTCCAGCTTTACGCCTTTGATTAGCCCCTGCTTAGGGTCAGCCAAGCGGGCGAACGCAGCCTTGGTCAGGTCTATTCCCCTGCCGGGGAACCGTTTCCTGTTTGGGCCACGGTCATTTACTCGCACTACGACGAACTTGTTCTTGTGACTGACCTTGATCTTAGTCCCGAAGGGAACATCCCATAGGGCACAGGTCATGGCCTTGTCATCCAGTGGTTCACCTGAAGCTGTCAGCTTGCCGACCAGCCCGTCTGTCTCGCCGCCGTACCAAGAGGCGGTGGTGTAGCGCGGCCTGAAAATAGGCTGCGTTAATATGTAGGTTATGATTCCTACGCTTGCTGCGATTAATAGAATATATTTCATGGTTATTATTTTTGGGGGTTAAAAAGAAGGGCCAGCTAAGGACATGATCAGTACCCTAGCTGGCCTGTGTTAGGGAAAACGCTACATAAACCCTGAACGCTCCAGCAAACTATCGCTTGGGATTGTCCTTGTCAATTCTTCCGTAACGGAAGGGTTCTCTTGGCTCTAGGTTATACTTCTTGAGGAACTTTTTATACCCCTTGTCCACGGCCTTCTTCAGGCCAGCGTAGGATTCCGGGGTTGCTTCGTCCACTTGTTTTAGTTTAGAACTTGGTTTTGCCATATGTATCCTTATTCATTTTCTGTGTTGATGGGCCATTCACCATTAAACTTGAACGACCCAAGTTCTTTGTACTTGTTCTTCCCTCGCACCAACTGCTGCAAATAAGTCACCTTCCCCGGACAACCACGGATGCAATCCATATCTTTGATTGCCTGTATGGCGAATCGCTTGGTTCCATCATACGTGGCGTCCAGCCGAACGTGTGTAGTGTGGCGCGGTGGCTTCACAGTAGTAACTCTGGTTCCTTTCTCTTTGTGTTGTTTTGATCCGCAATCTGATCCAGCACTACCATCAGGCAGTGTGTCCAGTAGGGACTGTCTTTGGCCTCTGCTTCCATGATCATCTTTGCAAGCCCCTTGTTCCTGAGTGCATCCTTCTGCCTCCGTGTCAGTTTGATTGTGTACTCTTCCGGCATCTGTTGTGATGGTCTTCCGCGCTTAGGTCGTTCACCATTGCGGACTATGCGCTCACCTCTGTCTCTCATCTGGGCAACCCGCTGCTTGGATAGGCCCATGTCAGACCCTATCTGAGTGAGGGAGTATCCTTCCTCCTTTTTCAGGAGGATGGACAGTTCCCGCTCATTAAGGATGCCTGAATTATGTGCAGCGAGGAGGCGCACTACCCAAGTGGTATCTTGGCAGTCCATTAGCGTCCTTCTACCCATTGCTGGGAAGCCTTTCAGCGGCTGCCTTAGTCCTTGCGATGGACATTTTAACAGCGTGTTCAGGTGAGCCAAGCCTAGTGGGGTGTGACATGAGCCACCCCTCCTCTAGCCCAAGCTTGCACAGGGACTCCTTCACGTTGATGTGGTATGAGCCATTGGGCCTGACTGCATAGACAAGGCGCGGGTCACGCTCTTGGTCGTACCTCTGGTTACTCGCCGCCTTGTCCGAAAGCAGGCTCTTGCCCCTGCCATTACCGTTCCCGGTGGCGGAGGTGTCCGTCTGGGTTGCGCTCACCACTATGGTGTGCTTCATGGTTC